ACTTCGGTGATCTAGATTCTTAAACTCGATAGAGTTCAAGAGGCTTTTTCTGTTAGATCAGATATTGTTTCTTGTGGGGATCGGAAAATAATAACAACAATGAAAATTGTTGGAAAAGGTGTATAACTTGTAAGCTTGCTTTCACAGTTTTATTCCTAACCCTATCAGGGCACTTTTATTAGAGTGCCTGCTCCCCTCTTAACAGAGGAAAGAGGTGTTAAAATACTCAACCTTTTCAGGTCGATTATTATTATAACTTTATAGTTAGGTACCGTGGTTTCATGGCCACAAAGACGGAGGGGTGCTAGCACCTCCCTTTTCTTCTTGACATGCTATAGGGATCTGTAATAATGATCGATGAGGTGATATGTTGAAATTGGAATTATCCAAATTTTGGTCTTAGAGTAAGGTTTTATAAGTTATTAATTTCTCTTGTAATAATATACAGGATGGTTAGTTACAATAACTAGGGTTTATCCTCATGTTAAAAAGACTTTCCATTTGGAGGTTCCTCGCGGTGAAAAGACCACGAGGTCTTCTTTGTTAAAATTTATAAAGGGAAGTTAGTAATGAAATTAACCCCAACCTTTGCTCCCCTCATATTATTCTCGTCTTAATTAAATTAAAGCTACTATATTTTTTACTTTTAATAAAAATTTTCACTTTAATTTTCCTAAGAATCATCTATATGTTGTTTCTTCGAGAAGATCATTCTCTGATCTTCCCAGATCGTTGAAATCTCATATTGATCAAAGGCTAAAATATTTTAATGGTATTATCTCTAGAAATAGAGGTAGAACATTAATAAACCATTTAATTCAATTTTATGGTTCATTAATGGGTTCTCTATCCCGGAAAAAGGTTAAAATGATTTGTGTGTTCTCATTTCACTGTTACAGAATTTTTACTTGTGAAGGTCCCAAGGGTTTGACTTTGAACCTTAAGGTTTCTCATGTATTAATTCAGCAATCAGTTGCAGGGTATGTGATTGAAGATCAGAATCCTTTAAAACGACGAGTTTCTCGTTCAAGGTCAGGTATCCCTTTATGGATTCCTCCTAGTGAGCGTAAACTCCTAATTCTAAAGGATAAAGATTCTATTAGGTTCTGGACTAGTCTTATATCGATTTATCGTATAATTGACTATCCTGGATCTATTAATCTATCTTCCATTACTGATCCTGGTCTAACCGATTTTTGATCTTTATCTCCCTTAGATTTATACCAATTGGAAACTAGTATTAATCGTTGGTGAGATAGATTAGATCTAAATCGGTTGAAGAATAACTGGAATCTTGTTGATTTCAAATTCTTCCCTATTGGGAGATCATCTCCCCAGACTGGATCATCTGTTTTTAAGGGTGAAGTTCCTGAGGATATCTCTACTGAGATTTCCTCTTCTTTATGATCTATATGATCATCTTCACAGGTTTGAACTTCTGTTCAATACCATTCCTTATTAACTGATTTTTCCGGTTTTTGTTCAAGTGTGGTAAAGGGAGATTATATATTCTCTTCTTTATTACACTCTAGTAGGTTAGACCCGGTATCTGATTTTCATCCTATTACTTTGGCTAAAAGTAAATTTTCTCTATTTAATAAAGAAAATATAAATTATAGTCTTGGTAAACTTGGATTTAAATTAGAACCTGCAGGTAAGATTAGGGTATTTGCGATGGTGGATATTTGGACTCAATGGCTTTTATTCCCTCTTCACCGATTTCTTCAGAATATAGTTCGTCCTCTGGATGAGGATGCTACTTTTGATCAAATAGGTAAGTTGGAGAAGAAAATTAAAGATGTTAGGTCTAAAGGAATACGCAAGGCCTATTCCTATGACTTATCATCAGCCACTGACCGATTACCGGTAGTTCTTCAGACTGTTATTCTTATTCCATTATTAGGAAAAAGGGCAGCTGTTCACTGGTCCAACATTTTATGTAATCGTAAATACTCTATTCCTTCTTATATCGTTAAGAAATATAAGCTTCCCTTATCTGAGGTTACCTATTCTGTAGGTCAACCTATGGGAGCTTTATCTTCTTGGATGATGTTAGCTGTTGCTCATCATATAGTGATACAATGGGCTTCCCTTTCTGCTAAGAAGTGGAGGTCCCGAGGATGGTATTTTAAAGATTACATAGTTTTAGGAGATGACGTGGTGATCTTTAACTCTTATGTTGCTGATCGTTATTTTTATATAATGACCAACATACTAGGAGTTAAGATTGGATTAGCGAAATCTATTGTGTCCCGTTCTGGGTTACATTTAGAATTCGCCAAGAAATACTATGTTGATGGTGAGAGTTGTAATTTGATCCCTTTAAGGGATTGAATTACTACCTCTCTGTCCACTAGTACTATGATTGAATTCATGCGTAAGCATGATATCAGTCTTCAATCTTACCTCCGTGCTCGAGGTTTTGGTTTCAAAGCCCGAGGGAAGGTACACAGTAATCTCTGAAATCTAGGTACTAGATTAAGAGTTCATCTTGTTGTTTATTCAAGGCAGTCTTTCG